CAACTGGGATTTGCTGGTGAGTTTTAAAGAAACCGATTGCTTCAGCTGTTATACTTTGACTATCGATTGAAATATTAGTATTGTCGATGCTTACAACCGCATTATCAATGGTAATACCAACCGTTGTAACCAATTCCAAATCCCCTTTAAAATTAATTAAATAAACTATTGGCGAATATATCAATTCCTCTATTATCGAAGTCATATTTTCATCAAGCGACCCCGTATTAATAACATACGACTGCTCTGCCTCAATAGAGGTTATTTGCTTTGAATGAGTAAAAGTATTGTCAACTTGAGAAGGATCACGATGTGAAATATTACTAATAGTCCGGTTTACTTTTACGCTTGCTGTCTTTTTTCCGTGTGGTGTAAACGTCTCCCATAAGCCTAATTTATTTATAAAAACAATTAGGCACGGGTCTAGTGCGCATCTTAACTTTGTAGGAGTTAATGGAATGTAATTTATAACATTTGCCGTTGTCGCTTCTGCAACCGTTCTAGTAAAATTAAAAGTTTGATCAAAGTAGTTATGTATTTTTGGATTAAACCATTTTTCAACTGGCACGATAAATCCAGATGCACCGTAATTTTGTACGCCATTATTTCCAATTAAATTTTGCTCATAGTTCCATCTGTAACCTAGCGTGCAAAAAAATGTGTTGGTATAACGGCTTGTTTGGCTGCCATCAAAATTAGTCAAAGTTACTCTAGCTTGTAAAAACACCCCTTGGTTTGTAATTGCAGCTGAAGCGGCTCGATTGTACCCAAACTTCGGCTTTATAAAAGGTTTGATATTTCCAGCAAACTCAACGTAAATATGATTGTCTGACTGGCTAACTTTATTTTTAAACAACCCTTCTCCTGTTGGCTGGTTGATGACTTTATTTTCAGAACCATCCCAAATATATAAGTCAATAAAAATAGATTTTGTTTGCAAAGTTGCTGGCTCTCTTACAAATACCAAATCATTAACAAATAATATTTTACTTTCGTTGTTAATAGGAGTGCGAACATCTAACGGTAATGCTGGCGGAATTGGTGCAACGTCTGGCACGGTAACGTTTGTGATTGTAAAGGTGTAATCTGAGCCAGGCTCAATTTCTACATTTGATGCAGTATATAAAGCAAACTTTGTGATATTTATATTTGCAGTTTTTGCTTGAAATGCAAATGAAGTTACTAAATTAATCGCTGTAAATAAATCGCTTGAATAAATTGAATTGGTTATAAAATACAGCATCCATTGAGAGGCAGATAAAGTACCACCTGATAAATTGGTAACGGTAATTTGATTTGAAATTCCTGTAATAGTATCAGTATAAAAGATAATTCCTTTTCTGTTATTAAAAACAGTTTGCAATTGTACAACTTCAATTCTTTTAACTATCATAATTTCCTGTTATTTGGTCTAATATTTCTTTGACTACTAAATTTATTGTTTCGTCTACATTATTATTTATTGCAACTTCCAACTCGTTAGGTTCCTGAAATCTACCATAAAATACTTGTGCAACTGTCAATACAGTATCAGGCTTAACCATATAATTGACTGAATCCCTTAAACGCCCCGTATCTACTCTAGAGTTGTTTTTAGCCTGCTGAAAAACCTTTTCACCCAATTCGTTTAATTGTGCCTTAATTATTTTGTCTGCATCTATCTGTTTTCTAGTCCTTCTTTTTGCCACGAATTTTGTTTAATAATGAAGTAACCGCTGTCGTGCTACTTCTAGTTATTGAATCAAGTATTTTTCTAGTTGAATTTCTACCCGTTTGACTTACGCCAACTTCATAAGTTCCACCTCCAAATTCAGTGTAAATAATTTTCCACTTGACCCCCGACGGCATTAACCGCCTTGCATTTGCTTCTAGCTTTGAATTTTTGCCAAATTTTCCATAATAAAGCATTCTAAAAATAACCTGCTCTTTTACATAAGTAAACGAAATAGAACGTCTTAACGCTCCCGTGTCTACTCTTGCTGTTGACTTTGATTGGTCTATTATGCTTTGAGCAACGGCTCGTATTCCTGCTTCGTCTAACATCCTGACCCCAAATTTGCCATTGCTAACTCAATCGTAATCTGATGACCATCTAAACTATTTTGATTATACCGTTTTGCTACTGAATTTTCAAACAACTGTATGTTATTTTCAAAATTATTACTTCTCATTTGGTTTAAGAATCTAGTAATTACTGCAGATGTTTCTCCCAAATTATCAATCAAATTCGTATCTAATTGTAATTTACTGTCGGTCTTTTGCGGGCGGATATTTCGCTGCTGAACAACCGTGATCAAATACGTTGCAATTATCACATCCTCTCTAGTTTCATTTTCCAAATAGTCAATGTTGACTAAACAATAGATGTTCTCTTTATTATTGTCAAGGTGCTTTGTTTCAACCAAAGTAACAGTATTAACCAAATCGTTTTCTTGAAACTTTTCAACTAAAAAATTAGTTAATAAAAATAGTTCATTCATAAGTTTTACCTGTTTCTGTATATTTTAGCTAAAACAATTATAGCTATTCCTATTGTGAGTCCAATTACAAAATCTATTATTTGCATAATTATTTTATTTCAAATTTTCAACTGTTCGTTTTCTTAATAAATATTCCGACCAAAATAAAAAGTACCGTGTATCATATGTAAAAATCACTTGCGGACTAACCGCCTCAAAGATAGCACAAAGATACACCATTTCGGTATACCCACCGTATGTTAAAGAAAAGTTTTCACGTTCCATACTTCCTTGCGTTATTTCGCTTGTGTTTGCAAATTGTGGCGGGTTGTAAATCCACGGAAAACTCGCTTTAACCTCGTCTGCTTCTTGAATGTACAAAGCAACTGCATAACGCTGAACGTACTCTGGAATCGTCAAAAACCAAAGTCGTGACGTTACGGTCGCCTTTATAAATGCTTTGTCGTCCTCATCTTTTATAAACGTTTCTAGGTCTATAAACCTGCCCGCATTCTTAAATGTTACGTCAATCTTATAAAAGATTTTGATAATCAAAAATAACTTTAAGCTTTTCCAAGTTTGTTTCGTCATCGCCAAATAATTCTTTTAAAGTTTCTTTTTTTCTCAATTCTTTTTTGTCTAACTTTCGATATTCGGTTTTCAAATACGGGAACAATCTATGTAAATGCATACGCGTTGTTTCTTTTGCTGTCATAATTTATTTATTAATTTTAATACGGCTTTTGCGCTTAGCATTATTCTTTTTTTTTCTTCATCAACTATTAAATTAATGACGATAATTCCATCAATTACTTTTGCATCAATTATTATATCTGTCATAATTTTATAGTTTTTTAAAATCCATCCAAACACTATAAGCTTTTAATTGTTCGTCGTAAATATCAGGATCGCATGGGCTTTCTTCAATATATTTTTCAGCAAGTAAACATCTTGTTTGCCAATATATTTCAATTGGAGTTTCATCTAATTGTATACAGATTTTAATTTTTTCAATTGGTTTTTCTGTTTGCTTCATAATGGCATTGGTGTTTTGCGTGATATTTTTATAATAGCTGCGTATCTAAATGCATCTATTGCGTGATTAAACTGGTCAATCGGTTCGTCTTTTTTATTATCCGACCATTTGTAGTTGTTGAGTTCAAAGATAAGATTTTTAGAACACGAAGTTACAATTAGTTCATAATTTAAAATAGACATAATGGAATCCCTAATTTTTGGCTTTTCGCAAGGTTTAATATTTAACCCTCTATTTGCCAAATCTTTAATAAACATTTTAGCTTGACTGTCGCACCATATACGGCTGGTGCCTACAATTGGTTTGATTGCGTCTACAATGGTATCTGGTATTTGATTTGATTTGTAGAAAACCTCTTGTAAGTATATTTTCTTTTGCTTTTTATCAATTGATACTTTTACGACTGCGGTACTGTCGTTATATCCGACATCCATACCGTATGTATCTTCGTACTCCGTTGAAACAAATTCCCCAATCTCATAATCAAATACTACGCCCTCTGCTGTGTCTCTAAATGCACCCAAAACAATATTTTTATACTCTTTGTACCCTTGTATTACTTTCTTTGGTAAATCTGCTCGTTTGTATTTTGGTGTAGATAGATATAATTCATACAGTAAACGCAAACTTTCGTAATCTTCCCAGTTTGAGGGCGACATATTTTCTTTACCGTTGTCTAGGTAATTGGTATGAATGTACATTATTTTGCCTACAACGCCGTTAAATCCTTCTGGAATAGTTTTATACCACTGTTCGTACATCCAGTGGGCTTTTGTCGGTGGATTAAATACAATCATTGAAAGTCCTTGTAAATCGGTTGCACGGACTGAACGTTTAACCTTTTTCCATTCATCATAATTAGTGAGCTCTTCGCCTTCCTCCGTTATACACATAGAGTAGTCCTCAAGCGATTTTAACTTTGCTGTTTGAGTTCCAACGCTTGTTTTCTGACCTGTAATAGAAATTAGACCTTTGTTGTGTTTGGTTTTATAATCATTATTTGCAAAAGTAAATTCATCCTCAACTCCTAGCAATTCCATACGATTATCTAGCGCTAAAGTAATTGAGCGATCTGTGGAAGACATTGTTTGTCGTGTAAATAATATACGGTGGTTATAATCAGCTGCAGCCAAAGGAACAAAACAAGTAACCGCAAAAGTTTTGCCGCTGTCTCTTCCCCCTGAAATAAGAACGGTATCTACTTCTGGATAGATACCGTTTAATAAATCAAATAAGGGATAATATTTTTCTGAAAAGGTTATCATTTAATAACCTCGTAATTTTGTAAATTCTTCCCAAGTCAATTTTCCTGCGCTTCTAATTCGCATAAAATTGTTTTCTGTAATAATTTCTACATATTTATAAATAAACGTGTGTTCTGTATAATTTTGTTCTATTGTAGTTCGCAAAATATTTTTAAGTCTTAATGACATTTTACTTTCATTTTCTGAAAGCCATAAAATCATTTCAGTTTTATTAACACTATCTAATATTTTAATTTCTTTTTTTATTTGCAAATGATATTCTTCAACTAAATTTAAAGCATCATTATATTGTTGTCTTGTAATCATAATTTATTTTTTTATAAAGACAATAGGTTGTCTAACTGTTGTTTTAATCTCACCTTGCATTTCAATTGCTTTTAAAGTTGGTAGGCAAAATTTAGCAAGTTCAATAGTGTATTTTATTCGTTCAACTTCTTTCAAGGCGTCAAAATCAGCTTGTAGCTTTTCAATATTATTTTCCACAAGCAATTGGAACGCATCCCGAATAGATTTGTTTTCTTTGTTTGGCGTGCCTTTTATTCGTCCGCCTTTCTTCTCTTGTCCTTTAGGTGCTGCCATACTAGTCTAATCTACTTTAGTTTACGCTTTAATCGCATTTTACAATTCTTCTACTTACAAATCCTGGTTCGTAAAACTCAAATAACAATTTGGCTTCTTCGCTGCAATCATTGCCGTAATAGTAAGTTTCTCCGTTAGGAATATTATTAATAGTTGTTATTGCTCTACAATTACATTCGGTTTGTTCATCTGGTGTGCAGCTACTCAAAGCAATTGCACAAATTAATAATAGTTTTTTCATAATTATTTTAGTTTAAAAAAATTAAATATCCTGCTATTGCAAAGATAACGATTATAACTATACAAATTGCAGCTAACTTTTCGTGCCGTTTTTCTTCTGCTTTTATTTGATAAATTACACTTTTCTCGTTATCTAATTTATCCCAATAATTAAAGCCTTCTGGTGTATAATACCACTCAAATGCTTGGCTTAAATCATCCGTTTTTTTATCCCACCATTTATCTGCATTTTTTTGATACTTTAACGCTTTGCGCTTTTGGATTGGTGTTAATTCTGATATTTTCATAACTTTTCGTTTTTAACTAAATTTTCAATAATAGTTGCTTGTGATGTGTTTTGATCTTTTGCTAATTGCTTTAGTTTATCCCGACAATCTTTTGAAAGTCGGAATGTTGCTAAATGCTTTTCTATTGGTTGTTTGGTCATTGGGCTTTTATTTTGCTTAATTTTTTAGATTTAATCATTTTAATATTTTTTGAATCAAATAAATAAAAATCTTTGTGATTGTTTACTGGTGTAAGTTTGCCAGCTTTGACTAATAACGCAACGTTGCGTTGTGTGCATCCTAAAATTAAGGCTACTTCTTTTGTTTTTAATAATTTTGCTCCGTAAACATCCCCTTGTATTATTTCTGTTTCGCTATAAATATTGTTTTCTAATTTGTAAATTATATTTTCTAAATCGTCGTACAATTTACCGTTTTGAAATTTGTTTTCTAATTCTTCATTTTGTAGTGTTCTTAAAATTTTAATAGTAGTCATAATTCCTATTTTTTTGTTTTAGCGTTATTGCTTGTACAAAGATACGATATGTATTTACATTTTCAATACTTCAAAGTGTTAAAGTTTGTTAAAGTTTAATTCCCCAATAAATCCAATCCAAATAAGCTTGTATTTCTTTTCTACGTTCGTGAGTCGCGGATTGCTTTTCCTTTTCTAAATCCGTAATAGTTGACTTTTTAGGTTTCATATTAATTTTTTAAATTCATCTAGTGATCGGATCAAAATGTATTGATGCGACAATTCCAAAACTCTAATTTCAAACTCTTTTTGCTTTTCGCTCTGGATTCCATTATAATTTTTCAACTCTATAAATATAACTTTATTTTGTAAAACTAAAATCAAATCAGATACTCCAGGTAAAACTCCCATACCTATAAACTTACTATTACTTCTGGTCGCTTCGTTGGGTACGCAAAAAATTAAAATATTATTCAATTTGCAAAAGTTGACAATCTCTTTTTGAATCGTCGCTTCTGACTTTTTGCCTAAATTTTGAAGTTCTTTTAGGCTCTTCTTTTTAATATTCTCTAATTTCATCTTTTTACCTTTTTACCTTTTACCTTTGTGTTTTGAAACCTTTCTGTATAATATAATATAATGCGTCATATAGGGTGTGTGTGTGTATTTGTAAGTTCCATAATACTTTTAAAAATCAAAAGGTATATAAAAAGGTAAAAAAAGCTGCTAACCTTTGCTATCATTGAAATTTTCTCTTTACCTTTTCTTTACCTTTTACCTTTTAAATTATAAAAAGTGCTGTTCTGGTTAATTTTGCACGGTATATTCTTTAAAAAGTTGATATCCTTTTTTAAGTTTTGACCCGTTCCAATGTGATTTTATTTCCATTTTATGCTTTACAAAAATACGCTTAATATCATATTTTGAAATCTGAACTTGAAAATGTAGATTCATATAGTTGCAAATCTCCCCTTGATTCATCACTATTTTATCTCTAAATTCATCAGTTTCGGTAAAAGAAAATCTTGTAAAAAATAAATCCTCACTAACTTCAATCTCTAAATTTTGCAATGTATTTTGATTAAGATATTCAATATCGTCTTTGGAGAAAACACGAAATTCAAAACCTTGTAAATAAAGATTATGAGCGCATTTTAAAAGCGCATCTTTATCAAACTCAACCGCCTCATCGTACTTTACGCTTTCAAAAGTTATTGGTAATATACGTCTGTTGCCTGTTTCATCCTTAAGTACACTCTTTTCGTTAGTCGTGCCACATAACATAGTCCTACGTTTTAAATCGACGTCTAGTCGACCGTATGGCAGTCGAACAGTTATTTTATTTTTTTCAGTTATTTTTTTAAAGTTTTTAACGTCTTTGTGAGCCATACCACCAAATTCGTCGTTTAGCATAATCATTGATGTAGCCATACGTTTTAGCACGTCTTTTCCGCCCTCTTCCATCGCTTCATCAATAAAGTACCTTCTTAACTCTTTTGGAAGCATATTTCTAAAAAAAGAAGTCTTACCGCTGGCTTGCTGACCACATAGGACCAAAACTAATGGACTAACCTCCTCGTGGTCATTTGGACTTGTCCAGTTATGAATAGCTCCGATAAGCCACTTTTTTAACGCCCAACGATTAAACTCACTAAACGGCAAAATTAAATCTGCATATTCATCTATCTCATCGCCTGTGGCTGTCGCTGTATTGTTCTTAAAATAATCTTCTATTGGCTGGTAGGTTTTGGCCTGTGAATTAAAAATTAATTGCGAAATATCGGTTGCGCTTACTTTAAAATCAAAATATTTCTTTGCGTGAATTGTGATGGAATTGATTATTTCATCGTTTACAGGTTGGCCTTCGTATTCGTACTGCTGGTTAAATCCGTTTTTTGCTATTGGATAATTTTCTTTGATAAATAAATCAAGTTTTACCGTGTCATTTTCTTCATTATCAATATTCTTTGCAAAGTTTTCTTTACTGTCAATTAACTGCTGGATAAATTTTTCATCTGTTGTCGTCGTACCTAATATCTTGAGCGTTTCAATCACGCCTGCTGGTGTCATTATTTGGCTGTTAGCTTTGCCAACTGCTACCCGTTTAATAATTTCCTTGCTTACGGGAGAATATAGTTCTATTCCAGCTGCTTTGGCGTGAAAATAGAAAGAAGCAATGGTAACGCTTCCACCTTTGCAAAATTTATTATATTGTCTTTCTATTCGGGAAGGCTCGTACTTGGTCCCATTTTGGCAAATAGTTTTAAAATAGTCAAGTCCTGCAGCCCCAAAATGCGACCCAATAGCGAAACCAATTTCGCAAAATTTTTGATAATCATCTTGGCAAAGGTCAATTCCTTTACTTTGGATTTGCTCCATAATGAAACTAAAGTCATCTTTTGCAAAATAAAACGTTTCTTTTTTTGCTTTTTTGACTGGTGCTTTTTTTGCTTTAAAAGTTGCAGCGACAGGATTGTGAAAAATATCAAAATCATAAGAAATATAACGCAAACGTGATTTGTCCTTGCAACTTTGGTCGACGTCTACATCAAAATTATCTGAATAATACTGCGCAAGTCCGTGGAAGCTTTCTAAAAACACATCTGAATTAATTTTTACAAAAACTACTAGTCCAGTTCCTGATACCGAACGATTAGAGCTAAATGTGTATTTGTCTGCATCAATTCTTTTACGGAGTTCGGTGCTTACATCGCAATCAATATCTAGTAAAATCAAGCCGTTCATTTCGTCAATATTGGCGACCGAACGGATGTTTTGTTTCATTGTACAGCTGCCTGTAATTGCAGGAAGTTTGCTTTTTATTTCGGTGTACTTTTTTTTGTCTAACTTATTGGCTCTGGCTTCAAAAATTATACTTTGATGGTCGCCATTTTTTACTAGCTCTACATATTTTGCAAAATCAATAGTGATATTGTCTTTGTCGTGGTGGGTGCGGTATTTTGAGAATATCATAATTAAAATATTGTTAGTTGTGATTTATGGCTGTGTAAACGTAGTAAAGAGGCTTCGTAATATTTTTTTGATATTTCACAACCTATAAAATTCCTTTTTTCATTTGAAGATGCGATTGCAGTTGTTCCACTGCCAGAATAAGGATCAAATATTAAATCAGCATCAGGAAAACACATAATAAATCTTTGTGCTAATTTTAAAGGAAATGCTCTTTTGTGTTCTTTATCCGTTCCTTCTGCAGTGTCTTTTAATAGATCATGTTGATTAATTACATTTACAAAATTTGTGTTTATGCCTTTTGACAACCAATAAATTCTTTCAGTCATTGGATAAAATCTACATTTATCAAAATTTTGAGAACCATTAAACCAAACTATTTCTTGCTTTAATGTCCAATCAGTTTTTAATAGCCATTCGTAAGGCGTTATTTGTTTTCCATTTTTGATTCTATTTTTATGATTATACATTAGACTTCCTCCTTCTTTTGTAACTCTAAATATCTCTTGTAATACTTCTATTTGTATTCTTTGATATTCATCTTCTGGCAAATTATCTTTATACTCATCATAAGCATCAAATTTTTTATTTCCAGTATGATGTTTTTCTCCTAAATTATAAGGCGGAGATGTTATAGTTAAGTCAATATAATTACTTGGCAATTCAGCCATTAAATCCATATTACTTTCGTTTGTAATGTTTATCATAAGTATTTTTTTTCAAGTTTTGTTAATAATATTTTCTTTTGTTGTGCATAAGTTCTATTTGCTTTGCTTTGTAGGTTTGAGCGAATAATTGCTAAATAACCGCTCTTTAAGTGGGTTGTAAATATACGTTCAACTCCGCCCGTTTTGTTGCGTTCAAATTGATCTTTATCGACATGTTTAAAAAGTCTAAAAATTTGCTCGTTTAAAACCTTGAGTGCAAAGAACTTATCTTTTTTTTCTGAATATCGAATTATCTTTTTAATGTCAATATTTACTTTGTCAACTTGAAGGGCTAAACCTGACTCAATTAAAATTTCTTTTATTTTACAGTTATTATGTTCGCACAATTTACAAACGCATTGACGCTCAGGCATTAATTCACCGCAACCATTGCACTCTTTAAGCATCTCTTCTGGAGCTTCTTTTTTTGGCTTATAGTCGTCAGACCCCCAAAATAATTTTTCCCAGTCAAAGTTGTCGCTCCATTTTCCAAGGCGTGAAATATTATTTCCCCCATCAATTACAATAAATTTATCTTTATAAAGTTTTTCGGTTGTTCGACTTCCACGCCCAACGATTTGAATCCATAAAGACAAAGAAGATACACGCCTTGAAACTATAATTGCTTCAACATCCGTTACATCAAAACCTTTTGTAAAAACCCCAACGTTAAAAAGTATTGCGCCTTTGGTATTTCTAAATAATTCCACGACTTCGCTACGTCCATAATCCGTATCATTTACGCTATCATACATAAAACAATTGGGAACACCTGATTCTACAAAAATATCGTAAATGTATTTGTTTAAAGTTGTATTTTGAGTGAAAATCATAGTTTTTTTACCTTGGCAGTAATGCTTATAATTTTCCAAAACATCCATCTGGTAAGCTGCATCAAACACCTCATCTGGATTTAATACTTCGCCAAATTTATCAAATTTAAAAGAATCCTCATCAATTGGTATAATGTAATTTTCGTCAGGAACCAAAAAACCTTCTTTAATTAGTTGCTGAATTGGAATACCTACGATAATATCGTCAAAAATTTCCGAAAGTGCAAAGTCTTTTGTAAACTCTATTGCATCGGGAAAAGGCTTTGAAAACATTTCTTTGACTTCTGGATTATAATAGTAATTATCTTTTCTGTTGCTTACAGGAGTTGCAGTAAAGCCTAATAATTTACATTTAATTAAAGGCAAAAGTACCTCATATTGAATAATATGGCATTCATCAATTATAATTAAATCAAAATCAGAAATTAAATCGGGTTGCTTTTTTAGTCGGCTTTTTAAAGTTTGCACCATTGAAACTACAATTTTATTTGCAGGAAAAGTTTTATCTTTTGCTTCAAATGTAGCCCCGTTTTCAAAGTGCTTAGCGGTTTGCCCCACAAGTTCACGGCTGTCAACTAAAATTAAAACACGCCCTTTGTATTGTTTTGCTAGGGTAGTAAAAATAATGGTCTTCCCGCCGCCTGTAGAAAGTTGTACTAATATTTTTCTGTTTTGGTTTGCTGCAATCTCATCTAAGATTGTTTGTTGGTAGTGGTAAGGTTGGTAATTCATAATATTTTAAAAATGACAAAACCCCTAAAGAGCTACTACACATCTTTAAGGGTTTGTCGTTAGACTTTCGTCCAATGTCTTAATGCAAGTAGTAGATTGCTGGACAAATATAAGAAATAGTTTTTACTTATTGTGAATGTTTCCGATTATTTTGTCTAAAAATTGCAAATTTGCGAGTGGTTTAATTCCAAAATACCAACTACACTCTTTTTCATTCCAAACAACTTCTAGAGGAATACCTTGTTTGTTAACATTTATCAAATCCCCCTCGTAAATTTCCACCTCATCGCTTGTTCGTTGGCCTGTAAATTGACCGACTGATTCTGGGATTACTTTGTAGCTGTTAAGAGAATCTACTTTATTGTCATTTAAAATGTAATTTTTGTAAAATGTTGGCATTCCGTACACCCACCCTTGACCGTCAACTCTTAATCCTTTAAATTTTATCGTTCGCATCTTTCGTAAAT